CCTGAATGGAAATACGAACCGGAACTTATTGGTCATGAAGTGGCACACTGTATCTGGGGAAGATTTCACAAAGGCAAAGAAGGATTGAGAAAAAACTAAGGGTCTGATTCCCCTTTTAAAATAACTGAATCAGTGGTGCCCAGTAGAGCAAACAGGTTTGGGGTGTCGCCAAGTGGTAAGGCAACGGGTTTTGATCCCGTCATTCGTAGGTTCGAATCCTTCCACCCCAGCCAACTTTTCTACGCGGGTGTAGCTCAGCTGGATAGAGCGTCGGTCTACGAAACCGAAGGTCATAGGTTCGACTCCTATCACCCGCGCCAGAAAATATGAAAGTGGGGTTGACAACTCCTGTCAATTAGTGTATCATGTTTAAATAAATCGAGGGATGGCAGAGCGGTTGAATGCACCAGTCTTGAAAACTGGCATACGTTAATAGCGTATCTAGGGTTCGAATCCCTATCCCTCGGCCATTTTATTATTAGAAGTGAGAGATCGAAACAATGAAACAACTATTATCCGTAGTATTATGTACTACTGTTCTTAGCGCATGTTCTGGAGGTGGTTCAGAATCTGCACCAGAACCTGTTACCATCGCACCACCCCCAGCACCTACCTTAACAGCACTTGAGATTGCCGTTGAAGAACTAAAAACTGTGATGAGTACTACATCCCCGACAGGTTCTTACGAAGGGTATATCTTACCTGAGAGTGATGACTTTCTAAACATCCCTCAAGATCCAAGTAACCCTATTACTGCTGAAAAAGTAGAGTTGGGTAAGTTCATTTATCACGAGACGGGAATCACGTCTACTGAAACCAACCAGACAGATATGGATAACACGTGGTCCTGTGCTTCATGTCACAACGGACAGAATGGTTTCAAGTCCGGTATTCGTCAAGGTATTGGTGAAGGCGGTGTAGGGTTTGACCATCGTACAGTTGCTGCTGGAGTTGACCCTTCAACAGTTGATGTACAACCTGTGACATCACCCACAGTACTTAATACTGCATATCAAGAAGTCATGTTGTGGAACGGACAGTTCGGCAATGTGATCGGAGGTATAGTTAACATTGGTATTGACCCTGAAAGGCACTTCACTGAAGGCACTCCTAAAGAGGCTAACCTACGTAATCTTGCTGGTCTAGAGACTCAAGCAGTTGCTGGTCTAGGTGTACATCGCATGAATGTAGAAGAAGGTTCTGTGCTCACTACTAATGAGAAGTATCGGATGATGTTCGAAGCGGCATACGGTACCTCACAACCTAATGATATGTTAGAAGCAGCATCTTTTGCGATTGCCGCATACGAGAGAACCATTCTCGCAAACCAAGCACCATTTCAAGACTTCTTACGTGGTGACGAAGACGCGATGACTTTAGAAGAAGTCGAAGGCGCGAAAGTGTTCTTCGGTAAAGGTAACTGTCACTCGTGTCACAACGGTCCCGCTCTTTCATCTCCTGTCGGTTCTCTTGCAAGTGAAGTGTTTATGACACTTGGATTCCACGATCTAGACATGTGGGACGATATCATCGGTGAAGTCGGTGAAGGTGTTAGAGAAGGCCGCGCTGGTTTTACTGGTGACGATATGGAGAAGTATGCATTTAAGGTACCGCCTCTATATAATCTGACAGACACAGAAGTATTCGGTCACGGTGCATCATTCACTAGTGTTGAAGAAGTGGTACGATACAAAGTTGCGGCAACACCACAACACCCAGATGTAGATCTTATAGATATAGACTATAGATTCACTCCCCTAGATCTGTCTGAGGAAGAGATATCTAATCTGGTATCATTCTTAGAAAATAGTTTATATGACCCAGACTTGATGAGATATGTACCTACAGAGTTGCCTACTGGTCTCTGTGTAACTAACAACGACGAAGATTCGCGCAGAGAATTAGGGTGTGTCCAATGAGTAATAGTAATAGTAATGTAGAATGCTTGACCTTAGCGAAAAAAGCATTCTTAGATAGAGTGTCTAAAAAAGAATTTATAAGGTGTGACTACATAGACATACGAATGGAACAACTTAGGATGGAAGCAAACAATCCTAACAATTCTGAAATTGATGTCGCATGGTATAACAGAATCATTCAAGAACTAGATTGGGTAAAGAGCCAGATTGAAAATGTTTGATTTTGGTTTAATAGGAATACTTGGAGTGATGTTATGTCCGATGGTTTTTGGTGGCATCACTCTCATATACTCACACAAGTACACCGATAAAGTTACCAAAGATTGGTGGAGCAAAGCGAAAGAAGATGGTAAGTAGAAACGACATAACCGGAGACGCAATACAGTCTAAGACGTTATCAAAACAAGGTAGAGATAACTGGGATAAAATCTTCGGTAAAGACAAAAAGACAGAGGAATCTGTCAAGAAAGAAAAGAGTATAAATAAGGAAAAGTAGTTTAGTAAGAATTGTGGGGCCGTAGCTCAGTTGGGAGAGCGATTCCCTTGCACGGAATAGGTCGTAGGTTCGATCCCTATCGGCTCCACCACTTTTCACGAATTTCCCCACAATACGGGGGCTCGGTACTAGAGAAGAACGATGCGCACCAAGCGCACTAACTTGATAACTGCGATCTCTCACAACGTGCATGTTAAAAATGCCAGAGCAGATGGGAGACCTCAATCCCACAAGTTACGGTTCTCCGACACATGAAGTACCATTCACTTGAGCCCCTGTATTCGTGGGGATTCTTATTTGACCAATACCGTAAAAATAGTCACCGTTTGCCCTTGACAAACGTTTCTAAAAGATGTTATAATACTGGTATATTGAATTGAACTGGACTATATTATGTTTACACACGAACCTATCCCTTTGACCGAAATGACTGCTGTTACTACAGACATGGGCCGTCAATACAAAACTCCCGAAGGTATTCAACTACCTTCTATCACTACGGTCCTTTCTATACTGTCCCGTGACTCCATTGCAAAGTGGCGTGCTCGTGTCGGTGAGAAAGAAGCAAACCGTATCTCCTATCGCGCATCTACGCGTGGTACTGCGGTTCACGAAATTTGTGAACAGTACGTAAACAACGACCCCGACTATGACAAGTACATGGCGATGAATATCGACACTGGTGAACAAACGTTGACCAAACGTACTCCCGATTTAATCGAGTCTTTCCTGAAACTCAAACCCATCCTTGATGAACGTCTTGGTACAGTCTACGCTCAAGAAGCACCACTCTACTCTACGCACCTAGGTGTCGCTGGTCGTGTGGATTGTGTGGGCATCTTTGATGGCAAACCTTCCATCATTGACTACAAGACATCCATGAAACCCAAACGTCTTGACTGGATCAAGAACTACTTCATGCAAGAGTCTGCATATTCTATTATGTGGGAAGAACGCACGGGTATGCCTATCACCCAACTTGTGACTATTATCTCTGTCGACAACCATGAACCACAGGTGTTTATCGAACATCGTGACAACTGGGTGCGTCCATTACGAGATACTATCGCCCAATATAACGAAGAAAATAGTACAAATGCTCTTGACATATAAATAGTATCTGTTATACTCTAGGGACTAACTTAGAGTAAAGAGGATTCTAGAGATGGCAAATTTTACTGGATCAGATGCTAAATTCGATAAAGGTTACCTAGAGAAGGTAGCAATCGAGATCGAAAACGGTAAAGAGATCAAGTTCGCAGGTGTAACCAATAAGCAAGTAGTTAACATGACTGACGAAGTTGTTTCTTGGATATCTGCTGTTAAAAAAAGAGATATCAGTAAAGTCAATAGTGCTTTTAAGATGGGTAGTAGGTTTCTTCCTATATTTAATGGTTATTCTTGGACCAAGATAGATAAGGCACCATTCAGTGGACAAGGTGGTTCAGGTGCCGGTGATGAGATTACCGCACTAGGTGAATGTTTTCACGCATACGTATCTGCCGCCCGTCAAAAGAAAGGAAGTAGTTTAAACAGTTGGTTAGAGGCAATCGATTTATTGGACGCTTCTACTATATCCAGATTTACCGATTGTGATAGAACTCTGAAGCAATGTCTCGATGGATTAGATGAGGCATGGAAGAATTCAGCAGTAGTTATCAGTAATAAATTGTCAGGTAAGTTGGGGACAGGTAACTATAAGTTTTTGCGAGGTGGTACAGTAGTCACTAGTATAGAGAATAACTATAAGACGTTGAAGAGAGCTGCTGGTATAACACTTAACGTCAACAAGTGGAACCCGTCTGACATGTGGGCAATGAGAATAGGATTTTCTCTTAACACCGATCAAGATAATCTAGACGATTTTAACCAACTACTGTTACAGGAATACAAGAACAAGAATTTAATTGGAGTCTCTCTGAAGAAACTTGCAAGTAATGCGAAGACGTGCTACGAGGAAGAGTTCAACGGAGGTACTCCAAGACCAGAAGCCAAGTTTGTTAAGTATGCGATTTCTGGTATGGGTAAGAACGTAGATTGGTCGACTTCATACCCTCGTGCAGGGACTGCGAGTAAGGACGTGTATGTCACCTATAAACTTGGCAGTAAAGAGTATAATATGCAAATTCGAACATTTAGTTCGGTAATGTCTGGTTGGCAGGGAGAGATTAAAGGTACGACTGCCGCAGGCGGTAAGATTGGTGGTGGTAACTTGCAGACAGCATTACAGTTCTCTGGTATTGCCGATAGAGAGTATCACAATCAAAGCGAATTTAAGATAAAATCTAGAATTACTAATAACACGACTATTACTGAATTCACCAAGATGTACAATTACTTAGGTGATGTGGACATGACTGAAGAAGACATGGCATTATTCTTAGCGGATTATAGCAATGAGTGGTTATACAGTAAATTCTTAGGTATGCAATTCATATACACTATGTTGACCAAAAGAAAATCGGATGAAGTAATGTCCCAAGTGATAAGTATAGCATCATCTTCGACCCCGAAAAGTTCGGTCTTTTTAAAGTATAGTTAGGAATAATAATGAAAAAATTTACAGAATTTACAGAACTTCAAGAAACACTCAACAACCCATATCCGGCTGTATTAAAGAAGGACGGAAGACAAGGGTATCGTTCTACAGTTGAACTTGATGATGGTGGCAAATTAAATATAAACATCGAAGGTGATGAACATATCGATGACGATGATTACATAGATTGGGAGATTAGTTTCGAACGTAACGGTGAACAAAAAGTGACGGGTGAAGGTGATGCATTACGTATCATGGCGACTGTTATGAAAATGATTACTCAGTTCATTAAAATGGAAAATCCCAAGTATATGCACTTATCCGCTGCCAAGGACAAGAATGTCAAGAAGACCGGACTGCAAGGTCGTGAAAGACTGTATGGTCGTCTTGTTAAGAAAGCAGTAGGTAACAAGTACAGAGTACATTCCGACACCGATTCGTCCGGTACTATCTGGTACATTAAGAGGAAAGGAGCGCCAGGCGCATGGTAATGGAAAAGTTTGCAGAGTTTATCACCGAACAGAAGAACACTCACATGACTCACATTGAGGACAAAGTTCTTTACGGTGGAGTTGACGGCACACGTCAGGCGATCAATGCCCTGCGTAGTTTGCGGGATTTGTTAGCTGGATCTGGTAGTGGTCGTGTGTCAGTGAAATGGGACGGTGCGCCTGCGGTATTCTGTGGTATTGATCCATCCGACGGTAAGTTCTTCGTTGCTAAGAAAGGTATCTTCAACAAGAACCCAAAGGTCTACAAGACCGACGCAGACATCGACGCGGACACGTCAGGTGATCTGAACTCTAAGTTGAAAGACGCACTCAAGTATTTACCGTCACTAGGAATCGATGGTGTTGTGCAAGGCGACTTTTTATTTGGTGACGGAGATGTCACTACTAAGACCATCGATGGTCAGAAGTATAGTGTGTTCCACCCGAACACAATCGCATACGCAGTTCCCTATGATCAGGCGAAAGAAGTACGTGCTGCTAAGATCGGTATCGTATGGCACACAACATACACTGGCGATACGTTTGAGTCGATGCGAGCGACATATGGGGTTGACGTGTCGAAATTTCGCAATTCTGTAAACGTATGGTCACAGGATGCAATGTTGAAAGACGCAACTAATGCTACGATGTCTGAACGTGAAACCAAAGCGGTCAATGATCTACTAACCCAGATAGGTCGTTTGTTCAAGCAGACTTCTGCTACCACTATTAAGACCCTCGCAGATAATCCTGATATCGCACAGGCGATTGAAACATACAATAATTCGTTCGTTCGTGCAGGGTCCTTACTCCCAGACTCAAAAAAGCATGTTAAGGGATTGATAAGTAATAGACAAGCTTACTACAAAAAAGAGATTGCAAGCAAGAAATCTCAACGTGGTAAGGACAATTGGATTGCCAAAATGAAGGATGAGATGGAGTTTTTCTCCGATACAAACAAGGCTAATCTAGTTAAGATGTTTGAATTGCAAAAATTAATTGTTTTAGTCAAATTAAAACTTATAAATAGTTTAGACAAACTTAAATCGATTGATACTTTCGTGAAAACTTCTAATGGTTACAAAGTGACTGGTGAAGAAGGATACGTTGCAATTGATACGCTTGGTGGTGACGCGGTGAAATTGGTTGACCGTATGGAATTTTCATACAACAACTTTTCATCCGATATATTAAAGGGTTGGGATTCAGCCCGTAGATAATATGGAATAAACCAATAGAGGAATAGATGACTATGTTGTCATTTAAAGATATGGTATCGGAAGTACTCGACATGGCACAACGTCGAAAACTCGCGATGCGAATGAAAAAGAATAAGGCACGAATCGCCATGGCGCGAAAACGTGCAGAAAGAAAAACTGCATCTATGGACACCTTGAAGAAACGTGCACGTAAACAAGCACGTAAGGCAGTAGTCTCAAAGATTACTAAAGGTCAAGATAAGGGTGAGATGTCATTCTCTCGTAAGAAAGATATCGAGAAGAGAATGGAGAAGCCTGCCATACAAGCAAGAATAGATCGTAATGCTCGTAAGCTTATAAAAGTCGTTCGAAAGCAAGAGATGGAACGTAAACGCAACCGAGGCAAAGGCGATAAAAAGTGATTAAAAATTTCAGTCAATACCTTGTTGAAGAGGAACGCGAAGTATATTTCACGTTTGGTCGTATGAATCCACCTACGGTGGGACACGGCAAGGTAATGGATGCGTTAGCGATGAAGTCTGGGAAATCAGACTATAAAGTATTTGCGTCACAATCACAGGACGCAAAGAAGAATCCGCTATCGTACTCCGATAAAATCAAACACACTCGTAAGATGTTTCCGAAACATGCACGGAATATCATGGTAGATAAGTCTGTTAAGACCGCTATCAACGCCATGGTCGCACTGTATGACCAAGGTTATAAGTCAGTAACTATGGTTGTCGGTGACGACAGAATTACAGAATTCGAAGTCCTGTTGAACAAGTACAACGGACAGAAAGCAAGACATGGTTTTTATAATTTCAAGAATATCAGAATAGTATCTGCCGGTAAGAGAGATCCAGATTCTATTGGTATTGAAGGTATGTCAGCTTCAAAACAAAGAGAGAACGCATCTAATAATGATTTCGTTTCTTTCTCACAGGGTGTTCCTAAATCCATGTCCAATCCAGACACACGTAAGCTATTCAACGACGTGCGTAGAGGTATGGGATTAAAGGAAGCCAGTGAATTCCGTAATCACCTAGAACTAGAGACAGTATCCGAAACACGAGAGAAGTTCGTGCAAGGTGAATTGTTCGAGGTAGGGGATATGGTAGTAATCAAAGAAAGTGATGAGGTTGCTACTATATCCGTCCTAGGTGCAAACTACGTTATCGTTGAAACCAACGATGGTAAGAAGATGCGCAAGTGGCTAGAGGCTGTGGAGTTGATCTCCGAAAATGTGTCCCAAGCGCAACTTAACGATTTAAAAAAGTTCAGTGATCGTATGTTGAAGAAGTTCAACATTGACATTAAATTTACACCACACTTTGCAGACCGTATGAACGATAAGAGAAATGACCCTGCTATCAAGGTAACAGAACTCCAACGTCTGCTTAAGAAAATTGTAAAGAATAAGGGCAAAGGCATTAAGCAATATGGAGATACCGATATCCAGCCAGTATTGAAAGATATACAGTCTGATATAAACATCCCCGTTGTTGTGAAATATGATGACGGTAAGTTTCAAGTATATGGTAAAAGTATCATGCGTAAAAAAGATTATAGGACAGATGGTCCTATAATCAGGTATGAGTCACAGGATCCAGATATCAAAGACCGTGAGGGTACTCAACCATCTCGCTACCACAAGGGACTTGAAAAGTCTACTAAGGTAAAGCGTGATGCACACTTCAAGAAACATGGTAAGAAAGCAGACGACGATTCATCTGCATATAAACCAGCGCCTGGAGATAAGACCGCTAAGACTAAACCATCCAAGTACACCAAGTCATTTAAAGACATGTACGATGAAGATTGTTGGGATGGGTACAAAGAAGTTGGTATGAAGAAGAAAGGGAACAAGATGGTCCCTAATTGTGTTGCAGAAGAAAACGATATACTAGAAAACTGGGTAACTGATTTAATGCATAAGATCGGAGCCAAGACTGTTAATAAGAATAAATACACTAAAGTTGCACAGTATATCAAAAAAGAATTGAAGAAGTCTGGTGACGGAAGGTCTCATGAATTCCATGCCGCGAATGCAATTCGTAAATTTGGACTGGATATGGATCGCAAAGCACTTGCACAAATGATCGGAGATTTGGCATGATAAAATTTAAACAATATCTCAGTGAAAAGAGATATGGAATGTATGATACCCTAGATCTTGATGAAGGTCCAGATGGTATCGCAGCGAAGTCAAAGAAGTCTGGTATATCATCGGACACTTTGCGTAAAGTATATAATAGAGGGGTTGCTGCATGGAAAACGGGTCACCGCCCAGGCACCACACCACAACAATGGGGAATGGCAAGGGTTAACGCTTTCATCGTCAAGAAGAAGAAAGGCGGCCTCAACCATGACAAAGACTTAGCATAAAACTTAAAGGAATTTAGAACAAATGGCAAATCAAATTTTAGCGGGTGCGGTGTTTAATGCCGGTCAAGTAATTGCCGGTGTAGACGCAGACAACCCACCATACGTAGGACCACCAATTCCGACCTATTTGATGGCACGAGTGGCTGAAGGTAACAGAACTTCTGGTACTAACAAATATCTGGAAAGACTGTACTTGTTTGACGTATATGACATCGATGCGGACCCTATCATAATCCATAACCCTAACGGCAGCGATACTGACCCGTGGGGTGGATATAGTGATCGGTTCGGGGAGAGTGTCGTAGCATCCAACCATACTCAATTATTTATTTCAGCTGATTATGAGGATCTTGGTGGATTTATCAATCAAGGTGTAGTATATGCTTACGATAAGTCCGACTTAACCACTCCTGTCGCAACATTAACAGAACCATCACCTCAAGAGTATGGTTATTTTGGTAATTCTATAGCGGCCAATGATACACACCTGTTTGTTTCTGCAAGAGGTCGTCGTCAAATTTATGTTTATGACGTTAGTGATTTATCTGCGGCACCAACAATTATTACGGACACCAGGCCTACAGTCAACACACAATACGATTTTGGTAGATATATGTCTGCCAATGACAATCATCTAGTTATAGGTGACGAAGCCTACAATGATAATTCCAGTCCTAATTCTAATTATGGAAATGTTTCTATATATGATTTATCCGACCTATCATCACCAATACACCTAACTGATCAAGATCTTCAAGGAAATTGTGATTATATGGGTCTACGTATTTCAAATGATGGAAGTCAGATCTATGTGGGCGTAAATGCGTCGTACAATCCTGATAATTCGACTAATCATTATGGTCAGATGCAGATACGAGATATAACAACCGGAAACCTTGTATCTACTATAAACTATCCATCTCCAAATAATGACTGGTCTGCATTTGCCTCTCAAGTAGTAGAAACTAATGATAAGTTTATCATAAGTGCTATGCTTGAAAAAGTAGGGAGTGACAATCAACAGGGTAGGGTTTATGTATATGATAAGTCAAACTTGTCTTCCCCTAGTCAGATAATAACAGCACCGTTATCTAATAATACTGATCAAGGTTCCGATCGATTTGGTGCATCGATGGTCTCAGATGGAGATTATCTATATGTTTCGGATAGAGGAAGTGCAGGTGCAGGATCTGTTTATCAGGTATGGAATGCTGCAGGATCATACATATGGAAATATGACCTAAGTGACCTATCTGCGACACCTTACAGAATTGACGAACCTAATGTTGACCGATCAGAACACGTTCAACAATTCAGCACTAGATTACATATGGTTCAATTCCCATTCCCACCACCGCCAGCTCCACCAGCTCCATCTTTCGCATGGCAGTTCGGTGATAATGGATCTTCATATGCAACTTATGAAGGTGGTTCTCTATCTCACAGCAACGGTGATGCTGGATGGACGATTGAATTCTGGGCGAACACCGATGGTGTTAACCCAGGCAACGATAATCTGATAGAATTCTCTAACGGACACACTATCGCTATAAGTGGTTGGGATGGCGGAACTGAAATAATGTTCCGTGATGGCGGCAGTGGAGACGTCAACATGACGTGGGACGGACAAATATGGCAAGAAGCAGGGTGGAACCACTGGGCTATCGTTAAGTCTCCAGCGATTACGGTCAATGGAAACCCAACAGCTTCCGTAGACTTATACCTGAATGGTGTTAAGCAAGGCGGATATGGTGGAAGTTACGGACACGATAGGAACTACGGCACTACCGGAACTCACAAGATTGGTGCATTCTTCGGTGGAATGTTGTTTGACTTCCGTATAAGTTCTGCTGCGCGTTATAGTGCAGACTTTACTCCGCCAGCTGCAGCTTTCATATCAGACGCTGACACTGAACTGTTAACTCTGAACAAAGAAACGTTAACTACGGCAACACCAGTCAATATTACACCAGACAGTGATCATCCATTCTAACTAAGGTATCATAAGGAATAAATATGAGTAAGACTAAGAAACCTCGCAACAAAAAGATGTCTCAAGAGAAACGAGAAAGGTTGCAGTCTACTAGTTCTGAAAATAATAAGTTTAACATGACGGGGTCGCAAGGCCCCAGTCTCAAATTAAATAATACAAACCGCGCTCCGTCTAAGGTATTTCGAGGCGCATCCAGAGGAAGTTAAAGTGAAAACATTTCAGGAATTAAGAGAAGGTAAGGTCACTGCTGCGCTTGAGTCTGTCGAAGAGTCGGTACAGCTTGGTCTAACAGAGGCAACAGTATCACGGTCTGACTTTGAGAAGTTAAAGAAGGGAATGCGAATTGAGATTGATTTCGGTTCTTCTATTAGTTCTAGTCAGAAGCGAGTTTTCACTGTAAAGAGTACATCCCGTAGTGCAAAGTACAATGTCGACAAGATTAATATGACCATTGATGGTAAAGGTAAGTACCATCTATACAGTCGTAATGGTAAGGACGCGACTCTTGCACTAGGTAATATGGCTGCGAGTATCAAATCATATAAGATTTTAGGTACTAATGAGTCGGTCGAACTTGACGAAGCCGCAGATTTTGAAAAGATATCTAATGAACTCTTGAAACATAAGAGTAAGGGTATTGAGTTCGAGAAGGCCGCGGCATTCGCACGTGTTATGTTTATGAATTCTTCTTTAAGGGTACAGGACAAAGCATTCATGGGTTTAACTAAGTTGCTCAAGGATATGGACGACTTGGTAAAGAGAACCACTATTACTAAAATCCTAAAAGATAACGGATTCAGGGTAAAAGGTGGTAAACTTATGCGTGAAGGGTTAGAGGACTCAGTAGAATCGCTTGATGAAAATTACCGAACTCTTGCAACTAAAGGCATGGGCGCAGAGACAAAGAACTCAATCAACGTTGGAAGAGGTGTTGATTTCTACGAACCTAAGAATGGCGATAAGAGAATGGGCAAGATCACTAAGATGACCAAATCTGGTTATGTGGTCAAGGACGAAAAAGACGGTAAGTCTTATACATTCTCTTTCCACGATAGCGCCAAGGCAAAAGCATTACTTGCAAAATGAAAAAGTTTAAACAGTACATAGAAGAAGGTTGTTGTGAGGCGTGTAAGTCTCTCGACGAAGAATTAGAGATCACCGAAGCAGAACATCAAGGTAGAAAAGTTACTTTGAACAAACCTGTACGTGGTGGTTCTAAGAAGTTTTACGTATATACAAAGAACGAATCGGGTAATGTAGTCAAGGTTTCATTCGGTGATCCGAATATGGAAATCAAGAAAGACAACCCGGCTCGTCGTAAAAGTTTTAGGGCAAGGCATAATTGTGCAAATCCTGGCCCTAAATGGAAAGCACGTTATTGGTCATGTAGGGCGTGGTAATTTAAAATTATAAATAGACCACGTAAACTCAATTAATAAGTCAACACAGAATAATTATATCAACTTATATTAATTATATCAAATACGACTTATATTATAAACATTTATGGGCTACTCGAAAATGCCAGATAATAACCAAATAATTACAGATCATGTGCAACGTGAAGAACAACGCCTCGCAAGAATCGAGGACAAGATAGACAAGCTTTCCGATGCAATGATCGATTTGGCCAGGGCAGAAGAAAAACTCATTAACATAGAAAAAGCGAATTCACAACATTTCGAAAGAATGAATCGATTCTCCATGCGTATGGATGATATCGATGATGTTGTTCAAGAGCAAGGTAAAACCGTCAAGGTAATGCAGTACATCATTACTCTAACTGCTACTATCTTTGCTGGTTTAGTTGTCAAAGTATTCTTTGACGCATAATATTTAACGGAGACTATGATGTCAGATATCAATAAAATTATGGAGGCGTATTTGGGAATGGTCTCCGAAGCGAAAATTCGTGATAAGAAAGGTATTCAAGGTAAGGACGGTAAGCGATATACTGTCCAGATGAACCAAGATAAAGGTAAGGTATCTTTCAAATTAACTAACGAATTTGGTGATTTCAAAACAGTTAGTTTTAAGCAAGCAGCAAAGATGTTCGAAGAGGCTGACCTTGAAGAAGCATGTGGGTACAAGAAAGTCAAAGAAGGCGAAGACTGTCCTAAGTGCGAAAACAAAGGTTGCGACTACTGCGAGAATGAAGTTGAAGAAGGTTTAGACCCAGTAGACGACGCAGAGAACGACAAGAAGTTCAAGAATCGTAAAGACAAAGACATCGATAATGATGGCGATGTAGATTCTTCGGATGAGTTCTTACACAAGAAGCGTAAAGCTACAGATGACGCTATTGATGGTGGTAAGAAACCTGCTGTTAAGGAAGAGAAAGACGAAGAAGAGTCCGACGAAGAACCAAAGGACAAGAAGAAGAAACCTTTCCCGCCTAAGAAAGACGATGGGGAAGAACCAGAGGCAGACGGAGATTCGGATATTAAAAAGAATCCTAAGACTGCTGATAAGAAAGCAGAGATTTCTAAGATTGAAAGTGTAGACACACGTTCTGCATTTGAGAAGATGTGGTCAGACATCGTTGAAGCAGTAGAACCTAAGAAAGATGCAGCTTCTGGTGAGAAACACGATGACCATTCATCTGAACATGACAAGAAAGTCATTGCAATGCATAAGAAGTCTGATAAAAAGATTGAAGATGCTGAAGAAGAAAGTCATGATGTTACTTTTAAAGCGGGTGGTAAGGATATGAAACAGTCTCCTGCTCGTGGTGGCGCTGATAATCTGAAGAACGGAGACAAGTCTCCAAAATAAATGAAACAGGATATATTATGTTTTCGGATATATTTCATTACATTCTAAATCTCTTTCGCCAGGACCGTCCAGATAGGGTGGTCTGTGGAGACCCTCGCACATCTTCTCGTATGATCGAAGATATGTCGAAGAAAGAGTTGGATACATTAGGTCGAGAGAACGGCGTTAGATTGGACCGTAGACGTAAGAAAGAAGTTCTGATTGCAAAATTAAAGGAAGCAGGAATCTATCACGGATAGATTATGTCTTTCAAATACTACGTATTAACTAGTGGTAATATAAAGACACTAGAACGTCAGTTTATTGCTCTGAAACCTAATGAGACCGTGGTTGTTATCAATACTCTAAATGAAGAGTACTCTGAAATCGCCACGCGTTTTTGTGTGTCCAATGATATAGAGCACTACGTCACAGAATCAGACGGCACACCATCGACAGGTAAAAACTCGTTACTCGATAAGTTCTTAGAAAGCGATAACGAGTATATGGTCCAAGTCGACGGTGATGATTATATCACTCCCTACGGTAGAAACCTTTACCGCACAGTTGCGCTAGGCGACTCTCCCCCAGACATCATATGTCTCGCAAATCAACTCTCAGTCCAGACTCCTCAAGACGGGTTCTTTGATCTGTTTTCAAAACAGGTAGATAGCAGGAGCGTGAAGAAAGATCATTTCTTTATACCCGTAAAACATACTGCTCACTGGACCCATGATTTAAATAAAAGAACTCGTAATACCCATGTTCCTAAAGTCAATGAGCAGGAAATACGTAAACTTATGAGACACAATATTCCCGAAGACATCGCAAGAGAGTGGATGTCGAACCGAAAGGTTTTGGAGGAATATACTGTGGACTATGGCGATATGATGAACACTCTGAATAGACTGGTGTTTTACTCACGTAAGGGTGCACAGCATACTAGATTTGACCCCGACCACAGGATAGGTGAGGATGTTCTACAGTACTACAAGTTAAAGAAACTCTCATATGATGGGGTTCTGGATATGCAAGTGCGCGACGAGAGGCCCAAGTACTCCTATCTGTATATGCAAGATTCTGCCAGTACAACACGGAGTGGTAACCTTGACCTATACTGGATAGCAGATCTTATTGACCACCTAAATAAGATTGAAATGTATCCAAGCGGATACAGGTTAAGGAGATTCAAAGATCCATATTATGAAGTTGAATAAAAATAATCTTGTCGTCTATGCTGCAAAGCACTACTATAATCCCACCCACATCGACGGAGAAGAATTCTTCGACGATCTGAAGAGGTTCAAGTATGTGAAGAGATTGGTGAATCGATACCACCAGAACGGAGACCTTGCAGAAAGACTTATCCTAAACCATTTGATCGTCATCTTTAATGTGTTTGGAAATGAAGCAGGTGTGGAGATGTTGGCAGTAAAAATACCGTTAGAACAGTGGCCGACTATCAAACCCTTCCTTGTTTTTCTCCAAGCAATAAGAAATGATGACATTACAGGTATCGAAATGGATAAATACGTAATAGATAAATTGAGAGAAATAAGATGGGCATCCTAAAGTCGGCTGCAGATGTAGTCTATACAATTCGTTTTCTGAAACTGCTGGTCACCAAGATAGAAGATACTGGTGCATTCAAGGCAGGGATCATCGATGCAGACGGAAATAAAGTCAAAGATTATGACATGGGGGATATGGATAAGCGCGATGCATACCGTACTCACTACACCTCGTTCCATCGTCTCGTGTTTAATCTAAAGAAACTTATGGCTAAGGTCCCAGGCGGTTCCTCTATTGTCGCACGGTATGGTGCTGCACTTGCACTAATCAAAGAAGACGGTGATCTGTCTGATAAACAGATTCAAAAGATTCATGAAGAGACTGGTGTCGATATCATGGATGTGCTACTTGAAAACTCTCAGTGGTATGTACTGGACAATGGTAACTTAGGTCAAGGTATGTACCGTATGGCAGAAAACTCTGTACTATCGGGTGGAGAAGATATGGTACGTAAAGGGGATCAAGTACGGGTCACCGAAGACAATTTATGTCACGATATTCTAGGTATACCTGTATTCGAGGGTACTCACCTACGCACAGGTAAACGCATATTATTCTCATCAAACGAGATACGAAAATGAAAACATATAAAGAATTCATGAAGCAGTTCCAAGAAGAGATAACGAACAACACTTCTGGTGTCGCAGGCACAGGGGAAGATTCCGATACTGTAATCGTACGAAAAAAGCATGACCGCAAAAAGAAGCGCAAGGATGCCGCCGCAGTATTGAAACGAGTGTTTCCAAATAAATTTTAAAAAAAGTTCGATTTACCCCTTTACAAACCCAACATAATACTATATAATTCTACACTTAAATTAAGGATTGTATTATGTTGGTAATAGACCAAGTTGACTATTTCATAGTCTTGCTAGAAGACCTTCTTGACACTGATTACGACAGGCTGCAAAGCATGTTTGATGAGGACAAGTGCATCTACGTCCCAATGGACGGTGAGTCTACATCCCAACTTAATCCCGAAAGATTCCTAGTAAAAAATCCTCAGAGCTCATTTAGAAATCATCTATTATGGGAGGGTCTCTTTGACCCCGAAGAACAGTCACTGTACCTTGAAAGGTGCTGTAAGAAGTTCTGGGAGACCGGAAAGCAGATGATAATAGAAGATTACGACTATCAGGAAGACGAACCGTTCTACGACTATAGCAAGTGAACACTCTTCCTTCTCACTTAAAGAACAATAAAGTTTTGTATGATGCTCTGTCAGGTATTGACAAAAGGGTCTATACAGAGTATAATGTACCGTATTGCACATATGAAAGCAATATAGTTTTCTTCATCATTATAGGTGATAGCGAAAAGACAAGAAATGACTGGAATCTTGCAAAAGAACATTGTATAGATAAGGGTGTCGTCTTAGAGTTTTCTATCTTTACTGAAGATGAATATAATAACTGGGTCCATGATTTTTTCCCAGAACATAAATTACTTGAAAGCGGTTTCTTCTCCCTGAACGAGGATGGGCCCAAACTTTTGGAATACTAATGACAGTTGATGTAGATTATGATAGAGACGAACTGCTTACTGACTATGCAGTAGGAATGTTAAAAGATTTTTACATGACCGATGGTGAAGACTCACCACAAGATGCATATGCGAGAGCATCAACCGCATGGTCAATGTACAAAGGGCAACTAGACGAAGTACTTGCACGACGACTTTATGATTATGTTTCTAAGAAGTGGTTTATGTTCGCTTCTCCCGTACTGTCTAACGCTCCTTCCGATGAAGGTAAATCTAAGGGACTACCTATCTCGTGTTTCCTTACCTATGTACCAGACACCCTAGAGGGACTCATTGAGCACTCATCCGAACTAAGATGGTTGTCTGTGATGGGTGGTGGTGTTGGTGGACACTGGGGAGACGTGCGTACGGTCTCTGATATTGCGCCTGGACCTATTCCGTTCATGCACACTGTAGATGCAGACATGATTGCGTATCGTCAAGGTAAGACCCGTAAGGGGTCATATGCGGCATATCTAGATGTGCATCATCCAGACATTGTAGAATTCCTAAATATCCGTATACCGACAGGTGACGTTCAACGGAAAGCTCTGAACATTCACAATGCTATAAATATCACAGATGAGTTTATGGCTGCGGTCTT